GGTATGGATAGGCCTAAGACCGAATTGGCATACCGTGTACCCGCAAGTAAATTTACAAAGAAGAGTATACTCACGAATCAAAGGAACGAGGAACTCTCAGGATTGGACACTACCATCGACTGGAAGAACACAGGAGACAACTCCTACGATGGTGAAAAGCTTTCGCTCCTGGTCCACGATGAAGCAGGAAAATGGGAGAGGCCCGAGAACATCCTCAACAACTGGCGTGTTACGAAAACCACGTTAAGATTAGGAAGTAGAGTTATTGGTAAATGTATGATGGGTTCAACAAGTAACTCATTAGACAAAGGTGGTGAAAACTTTAAAAAATTATACAATGACTCAGATGTTACAAAAAGAAACCGCAATGGACAGACTCGCTCGGGATTATATAGTTTGTTCATACCTATGGAATGGAACTTCGAGGGATTCATTGATGCTTATGGAATACCTGTATTCAACAGCCCCGAAGAACCAGTTGAGGACAGCTATGGGCAATACATTGATGTCGGGGTTATCGATCACTGGGAAAACGAAGTTGAAGGTTTAAAAGGAGATCAAGACGGTTTAAATGAATTTTATAGACAATTTCCAAGGACTGAAGAACATGCTTTCAGAGATGAAACTAAAAATAGCATATTTAATCTTGCTAAGATTTACGAACAGATTGATTTTAATGACGACATTACAACAGAAGGTAATATAACTGTTGGCTCTTTTTCGTGGCAAAACGGTGTTAAAGATACAAAAGTACAATTTACACCAAATCCTAATGGAAGATTTAAAGTAAGCTGGGTGCCAAGTTTTAATTTACAAAATAATATTATAAGTAAGAATGGATTTAAATACCCTGGAAATGAACATATGGGTGCATTTGGCTGCGACAGCTACGATATATCCGGCACTACCGACGGTAAAGGCTCTAAAGGATCTTTGCATGGGCTTACTAAGTTCAGCATGGAAGATGCGCCACCAAATCGGTTTTTTCTGGAGTATATAGCTAGACCACAAACCGCCGAAATGTTTTTTGAAGATGTATTGATGGCTTTAGTGTTTTACGGCATGCCAATACTTGCAGAAAATAACAAACCTAGATTATTGTATTATTTAAAGCGAAGAGGTTATAGAGGTTACTCAATGAACCGACCAGAGAGAACTTGGAACAAGTTATCAACCGCTGAAAAAGAAATAGGTGGCATACCAAACTCAAGTGAGGATATAAGGCAAGCACATGCCGCCGCAATAGAAACGTATATAAATTCTCATGTTGGAATTAAATCTGACGGAACTTATGGTGATATATATTTTAATACCACATTAAACGATTGGGCTAAGTTTGATATAAATAGAAGAACAAAGTTTGATGCCGCTATAAGTTCAGGTTTAGCAATTATGGCATGCAATAGACATTTATATAGGCCACATGGCGAAAGAGAAAAATCAAAAGTTAATATTAGCTTTGCACGATACGAAAATAAAGGAACTTTATCAAAAATAATAAAATAAAACTATGGCTGAGTCCGTTTTAAAAAGTTACTTCCCAAGCCAAACAGCTAGCGACGACGAAAAACTATCACAAGATTATGGTTTGAAAGTGGCTAGAGCTATAGAAAATGAATGGTTTAAGAAAGACAGAGGAGTCAATAGATTCTTTGTAAATCAAAACCAATATCATAAATTAAGATTATATGCAAGGGGAGAACAAAGCATACAAAAATATAAAGACGAATTATCAATTAACGGTGATTTATCATATTTAAATTTAGATTGGAAGCCAGTTCCTATTATACCTAAGTTTGTAGATATAGTTGTAAATGGTATTGCAGAAAGAACATACGATATAAAAGCATATTCACAAGATCCTAATGGTGTTAATAAAAGAACACAATATATGGAAAGTATCCTTGCTGATATGCGTACTAGAGAGTTTAGTGATTATGTTCAAGAGCAATTTGGATTAAATACATACAATAATAATCCACAAACATTACCAGAAAACGAAGAAGAGCTGCAATTACATATGCAACTTGATTACAAACAAGCTATTGAAATTGCTGAAGAACAAGCAATACAAACTGTATTTAATCAAAATAATTACGAAAATATAAAGAAAAGATTATTTTATGATTTAACAGTATTAGGCATCGGATGTGTTAAAAATAATTTTACACAATCAGAAGGTATTAAGATTGAATACGTAGACCCTGCAAACATAGTGCATTCGTATTCTGAATCACCATATTATGATGATATATATTATATAGGTGAAATAAAAAACATAAACGTTAACGATCTTAAAATGCAATTTCCAAATCTTACAGACGAGGATTTAAAAAAGATTACACAACAAGGAAGTCAAGATTATAACACATATAATAAATATAATACACAAGTAAACAATAAGGATAATAATTCAGTTCAAATTATGTACTTTAATTATAAAACGTACATGAACGAAGTTTATAAAGTAAAACAAACTTCTACTGGTGCTGAAAAAATTATTAAAAAGTCTGATGCATTTATGGCAACACCTATTGATGGTGAATTAAGATTTGAACGTATTGCTAAAAATATAGAGGTGTTATACGAGGGCGTGTTTGTACCGGGTTCAAATATATTATTAGAATGGAAGCTTGCTGATAATATGTTAAGAGAAAAAAGCGATGTTAATAAAGTTAAATTAAATTACTCATTGGTATCACCAAGAGTATACAATGGTAGAATTGAATCATTAGTAAGTAGAGTTACAGGCTTTGCGGATATGATACAATTAACACATTTAAAAATACAACAAGTACTTTCAAGAATGGTACCGGATGGTGTATATTTAGATGCTGATGGATTAGCTGAAATTGATTTAGGTAACGGAACAAATTATAATCCACAGGAAGCATTGAATATGTTTTTCCAAACAGGTTCTGTTATTGGTAGATCATTTACGTCAGAAGGAGATATGAATCCGGGCAAAGTACCTATTCAAGAAATAAGTAATAATGCAGGAGCAAATAAATTAGCACAATTAATTAGTACATATAACTATTATATGCAAATGATTAGGGATGCTACTGGATTGAATGAAGCAAGAGATGGAAGCACACCTGATAAAAACGCATTAGTTGGTGTACAGAAACTTGCAGCAGCCAATAGTAATACAGCAACAAGACACATATTACAAGCTGGATTATTTTTAACTGCTGAAACCGCAGAAAAAATATCATTAAGAATATCTGATGTATTAGAATACTCACCGACAAGAGATGCGTTTATTCAAAGTATTGGTGCGCATAACGTCGCAACATTACAAGAATTAACTGAATTACATCTTTATGACTTTGGTATATTTTTAGAATTAGCGCCAGATGAAGAAGAAAAACAAATGCTTGAAAATAATATTCAGGTTGCAATTGGTCAACAAAATATTGATTTAGATGATGCTATTGATATTAGACAAATTAAAAATATCAAACTTGCAAATCAACTATTAAAATTAAGAAGAAAGAAAAAAATAGAAAGAGACCAGCAAATACAACAACAAAATATTCAAGCACAAGCACAAGCAAATGCTCAAGCTCAACAGGTTGCAGCACAGGCAGAAGTGCAAAAACAACAAGCATTAACTCAAAGCAAAATTCAACTGGAGTCAGCAAAAAGTCAAATGGAAATGCAAAGACTTCAAGCTGAAAAAGAAATGAAAAAAGAATTAATGCAATTAGAATTTCAAATAAATATGCAATTACAGGGTATGGCGCAACAAGCATCAACTCAACAATTGCAAATAAAAGAAGACGCGAAAGCGCAAAAACAAACCGCTAAACCCTTTGAATCATCGGGTAATGATATATTAAGTGGTGGATTTGGCTTAGGTGCATTTGAACCTAAGTAATATATAATGTATAATCATATAATATTTTATCATGTCAGAAAAAGTAAAAGCAAAAGTTTTAGATGCTGAAGAGCCATCTATACAAGAAAAAGAAGAAATTGTACAAAAAAATGCAGGTTTTGATAAAGAATCTGGAGTGTACAAGGTGGATCTTTCGAAACCACCAGTAACTGAAGAACAACCTAAAGAAGAAACAGATGCCGTTCAAGAGCAAAGCACAGATGAGGTTCCTGTACAAAACGAACCCAAAATTAGCGAAGAAGTGGTCGAAGAAATACGGGACGAAAAACCTGCCGGAGAAAGTAATGAAGATGTGCGGGATACACAGGAAGAAATAGTATTAGAAGAAATAACGGATGAACAAACCAGTGATGACGAGGCTGCAGTGGTTGCAGATCAAGAGGAAGAACAAGTTGAACAGGTTGAAAAAGCAGAAGTTAAAGAAGAAATAGAATATCCTGAAAATATTCAAGACTTAGTTAAGTTTATGAATGAAACAGGTGGAACTTTAGAAGATTATGTAGCATTAAACAAAGATTACGGGCAATTTGAAGACATGTCCTTATTGCATGAATACTACACTAGGTCTAAACCTCATTTATCAGCAGATGAAATTAACTTTTTAATAGAAGATAAATTTTCATATGACGAAGAAATAGATGAGCCTAAAGATATAAAAAGAAAAAAATTAGCTTTTAAAGAAGAGGTTGCACAAGCAAAAAATCATCTTGAATCACAAAAGTCTAATTATTATAAAGAAATTAAGGCTGGATCAAGGTTAACGCCTGAACAGCAAAAAGCAATGGACTTTTTTAATAGATACAATAAAGAAAGTGCAGAGCAAGAAAAAATAACACGATCTCAAAGAGAAGTGTTCGACAACAAAACTAAATCTTTTTTCAATAACCAATTCAAAGGTTTTGAATATAATGTTGGAGACAAAAGATATAGATTTAATGTCAAAAATGTGAACGAGGTTAAAAATACTCAAAGCGACAT